GGCATGAGTTACCCTTGAGTTCGTATCCTCGGCATGGTGTTCTATCCTGTCAAGCTGCTCATCAACATTCTTGAAATGAGAATTCATCAGTGTTATCAAGGCATCAATATTGCCCGTCACGCCATTGAATTTCTCCTCAATGTACTTCTCGTTATATATATTCTCCCCCCGCCATGATTAAAATTTTAATAGCTTACCACTACTGCTCTTCAGAAATTTATTGCTAACAGACTTCAGAAATACACCAACGCCCTCAATCAATTCTTCAATCCATTCAAATGGGCCAAGATCGGGATAAGACCCTTCGTAGTCAAGCCCGACATCAATGCCAGTGTCAATCAAATCAGACCCTTCAGCGAGATGCAGAAACGTGATCAATGGCAATGAACCATCCGACTGCCGTGCCCCAGAAACGCCCGTGCTGTCAAGGCTTACAAAGTCTGCATTCGTGACAGTATAATTTGGGTTAGTTGTACCGTTCAATAGAAACGTATTATGATCTACTGTCGAGGTCGAATAGAACGTCCCGTTGTTGGGCGTGGCATACCCGATATTGTTCCTTACGATATGCCCAGACGTGCCAGTATGAAAATAGATAAAGTTGTACCAATTATTGCTATACGAAATATTGTTATACAGGTGCTTGATGCAGTACGTGAGGTTATCATTAAACCCTGTCTGACGATTGTAGAACGACATACACTGACGAACAGTCCTCAAATGCTCTGTCGGTTTGCTGATACCACTCCCCAACCTGCCCAACTTGAAGCCATTCCCATCTCCTCCTGTCGTTACTCCATCTTCCCGATACCCGTTTGCCCAAGACCAACTATCTTCGATAACAGCGTTCATCTGACTATCCCACAGGTCGCATCCATCATCAGAGTTGTTCCAAAATCGGCATCCTCGTATCGTTGTCAATGTCCCGTAGCCCATATCAGTAACCTCAAGCCCGTCACCGTCACCATACGGGTCACTGCCATACGGATCAATAGGATCGTAGTTGTGATGAAAGTCGCTGTTCAAAATTGTGCTATTGGCACTCTCATACACAAGCATCCCATGTCCGTTGTGATGGATGTTTAAATTCTCAAATATGCTGTTATGCGTTCTGTAAGCTACCACACCAGAGCAAATACTTGCGAGGGTAAGGTCTTGATAAAACCCTCGTACCTCAAGCCCTTTGAGATAAATATATTCACAATTCACAAACTTGAGCAACCCTACAGGCCATGTCGTTGACCCGAACGTAACATCCCTTGTGAATACGGGCTGCTCAGAAGGATATGCAAAGACATGGATGCGGTTTACCGCAGTGCCACTCTTCCCTGTAAGGTATTGGTCGTCATTATAAGTGTACGTCCCTCCTCTCATGTAAATCGTATCTCCTGCGGCTATGACAGTCCAAGCCTTGATCAAGGTGAAATATGGGCTTGAAATTGACCCATCACCTGTTGCATCACTACCTGTAGGCGAAATATAAAATGCGTTATTATACCACTCATAAGCACCAATATCAAAGTAGGTATTATACGGGACAGCCTTCCCGTCAAAGTCAAAACTTAGTCCCACATCTACTCCTGCATTTATGGCGGGTGACGTTCTTTGCAGATGAAAGTCACTGCTACTTACAAGCAGAGGGTCTGTCTCCAGTGAATTTGCTTCCCTTCCGCTTACAGCCCTCCATTCTATCAAATCCTCCCAGATATACCCATAATCGTCATCTTCGCCTAAAATCGGATGATCATAGTAAATGTTATTGTCCATTACAAACTTCAACGTGCCCGTAAAGCGTATGATAAGTGCCCTTGTACGGCTTTTCAAAAATATGTTATTCTTAATATCGCAGTTCGTAATTGTACCACTTGTTGTCCAAATCATAATGTGGCTGTCATTAGCATCAGCAGCATCTTCTCTATGATACCTACTCCAACTATACCCTGCATTAAAACAGGTGTTATTTACAAAATCAACATTCACAAGCGAATTAGGAGACGAACACCATGTCTCATATGAGTAATGACAATTGGTTATGATGTTAGTGTGCATGTTAATATTATATGCTGCGTGAACCGATCCTTGTGGGCTGATACCCGCATCCCAACATTGATTAACCCTGTTGTATCTTACAATATGATCATGCTGATCGCCTCCGTCAAGCCACATTCCTATACCATTGCCCATCCTCGTTAATCCACTATACCACCATCCTCCTACCCAACTTACATCATTGTATTCGATTATAAAGTTATGTGAGCCGCCATCTAAGTATATGCAGTTGTTTCCAGAATACATCGCATCTAAATTCCGCACAGTTATGTATGATTTTCCTGTAAACCATACGGTATGCTGTGCGTAATTTCCTGCACACTCGATATTCGTATAATAACTTGCGGGATTACTTGTCGAGTAAATGTAAATAAGATTGTCTGTCTTATTGAAATAGAAATCTCCCTGCACATTACAGTCAGCGTAATATTTTTCTTTTCTCCCCCAATCCGTATTACCATTAAAAAAAAGATTACCAATATCATACCCACCGCCATCATACCCACTATACGAACCTGCGGTTGCCGTACTCTTCCAAATATTGCCTGAGTGCAGCGTCCAATCACCTGTCGCACTAAGGTCTTTGCTGTTTAGTATTTTCGGCTTTGCACCTGTGCCATAAGCATCAATAACTATATGGTTTCCCGATGTACCAGAACTCGGAAAGCGTATCCACCCCCGAAACGTGTCTCCTCGCCTAAACAGGATGACATCTCCCGCAGAGAACGTGGATGTCCTTACTTTTTCCAACGATGCCCATGCTGTAGCATCAGACGTACCCGCAGCACCATCATTGCCCCCATTCTTTACATAGTAAGTCGTGGCATTGGCAACAACACTGAATGCAAGTAACAACAATATGATTATTCTTTTCATCATCTTAGTATAACCATATCATGGGAACCTTTGCGGTAAATGATAAACCAGAGATTGTCTCTGTCGTCTCAAATTGCGTCCTTGGTGACAAGGCCACAATTCTTCGGTTTAGGCGATCCATCTGAGGGTTTGCTGTGACTATATCCACCGAACAATATACTGACGGGCCTGTTGTCTGAGCAGATTGATTATACATTATTCCAACATAGTAAATCCCTGCCGCAGCATTATATGTAGAGGTAAGCGGAACGGAGATTTTTGTATAAGCAGTCCCTTTCCAAATATCCCCATCATTTGCACTTATAGCAACCCTCGTAGCGGTATTCTCATTAACCGAGTATATTGCCACTCCATTGAAATCAGCAGCCGTAAACACGCCCTGTTGAGCATTTATAAACGCAACTCCTGTTATCGTTGCCGCTTCATGTAGGATAAATGCCAAGAAGAATGCGTTTCCATCAGCCATAGTATATGAACTCGATCCGATTGATGACATGGCCATAGGAAATGCAATTATACTATTCCCCATTGCCCGTAACCCCTGAAGAAGATCGTCACGTTTCTCACCTGCACCACTCGTAGCGTCAGTTAATTGCGTGTGCGTGACATAATTACCTACAGCATATCCCGTACTGTCAGCTACCTTTAATCCAAGCTCTGCACCTGCAATGTAAACATCAATCGTGTCATTGATGTCCTGTCGTGATGCAGCCGAGCCTGTCAGCCCGTCAACATAGCCTATTTCAGTGGATGAAACATTGCCTATGCTTGTCGTAGAGGGCAAGGTGACAGTACCAGTGAATGTAGGTGAAGCCAACGGTGCGTACCCTGCCGAGGCATGGTTGCCCCAACCGTAAGCAGTGCTCCAATTCGATGCATTGGTGGTTGTCGGGATCACGTATCCGCTTGTGAGCGAGAATATCCCTGTGCCGCTATATGTAAGCCCTGTGGCAGTAGAGGAAAATAGCCCTCTTATCGTGGATGACGTGCCGACATAATAACCTGCCGATGCGTGATTGCCCCATCCATAGGCTGTATTCCAATTCGCAGAGTTATCAGTAATGGTCGTGCCCCAAGACGTGCCACCGACAACTATCGGTATGCCAGATCCCGCAGGATAAACCATAGAGCCTCCTGTCCCTCCGTCTCCCCAAGACAATATCCCTGCCCCGTTGGTCGTCAGCACCTGCCCTGTCGTACCGTTCGTGGTGGGGAAGGTGAAAGTTGTCGTCCCTGCTGCTGCGGGTACATTAAACACGGCAGAGCCTGACGTTGACCCTCTCAGAGTGATCTGTCCACCTGCACCACCGTTCGTGCCTACGATCAATGGATACTTAAACGTGTTCTGTGCACAGGCATACAGCCCTGCAAGAAGCATAATCATCAAAACAACTACTTTTTTCATTTCTCTATCATATAAATATTTTCCCAATCAACACCCTCCGTACCTGCGAAGCCCGTTGGCGTAAGCTCCTCGTCAATACAATAATCCCGACCCCTGACTACCTGCCTGAACCCTACAGGACTGCTGTCAACAAGAATGATTATCGAACTCTCGTCAGCAGCCATGTCAACCAACGCCAACTCCCAACTCACACCATTATCCTCCGAGAAGTCAATGTAATACCTGCTCCCAGAGATACGCTTACGGTACACTATCACCCCACTGCTTACCAAAATATAAACAGGGGCAATGACCTCTGTCGTATAAAACGCTGACATGAAGATAGGAGTAATTATCATATCATTCCAAGTTTTCGTGTATCCTTAAACTCACAACGTTGCCGTAACCATGATAACCACTCAATACGACATGCGACTGTATCTTCCAAACACCGACAACATCCAAGTCAGTGACGGAAGGGACATACTCGATAATCTCCGTACTGCCACTCATCAAGGTAGCAGTCCATTTGCCCTTCACTCCATTGGGCTTCTCGTACAGTATCTCCTTGACCGAAGCTGACGAGACATCCTTCTCTAAGTCAAGCCTTATCGGGGCTAATGTCTGACCAATATATATGTTCACGCTCATTCTATAGGGCTTTTTTTGATTACACCATCATTAATAGGACTATATGCAACTGGCTCTGGTAACGAGCCTTTCTTTACCACTGCCGAAGCAACGTGCGACTTGAATACGATACCGACTATGACCAGTGTTCCTGCCACGCTTGAGCTACCGTTACTGACACCTTCAAGCCCTCCTCCCTGTATCGAGAGACTTCCCGCAACGGAACTGATGCCAACGACTTCTCCCGACAGTCCTTTTATCAATCCAACCTGTCCTGCGACTGACGACTGTCCTGCTGTCGCTCCGTTGAGGGACTTGACAACCACCAATCCACCTTCAACAACGGACACTCCTGCTGCCTGTGTCGTCATCCTCTTGACAAGAACGAGTGTGCCACTAACTGAAGATGAACCACTTACAGAACCTTCATACCCGTCAGCAGCAGCATCTGTCAACGTACCGCTTACCGTGCTTACGCCTCCGCTTGTACCTGTGATCAGACGAACGAGATGCAAATAGGCTGCATTGACGGAACTACCTGCTGATGTCCCTGCCAATAATTCGACTACCTTCAATGTGGCTGCGATAACGCTTGAGCCTATTGATTGTGCCGTCATCAAGACGATCTTGACAAGGCTGCCTCCTACTGCTGATACACCTCCCGACTGACCTGAGAGAACCTTGCGAATTATCAATCCACCTACAACAACGGACTGCCCCCCAGATGTCCCACTAAAATCTAAGCTGACAGAGCCATACCCAAGATCACCTGCGACTATTGACTGACCCGCAACCGTGCCCTGTAAGACAGCTACAGTCTTGAGGCTGAGATCGCCAACAACCAATGAGCTTCCTGCCGCCTGTGCCTGTAGCTCCTTATATGCCTTCAGCGTTCCAGCAACAACAGCAACACCGTCTGTGCTGCCAGTGACCTCAACATACCTCTTCAAAGAACCTGCTACCAACGAAGACCCTGCTACCGTACCTCCGAGTTGAACTATTGTACTCGCAGCATATTCAACCTCAAGTACAACTTGGTCAATCAGCATCGTCACTGCCGCAGAGTTCGAGCTGCCAGTAAGAAGTATAATCGAAAATCTCAGCGTGATCGTCTGAGTATCAGCATAATTCAGTCCACTGATGGCAGCCCCGTTCTCGGTTGCCCAAGATGTTGCTGCTGACACTGCTGACAGTGCAGACCTAAATGTTCCGACTAAGCTGCCTCCTACCCATAACTCAAATGCTCCAATGTAGTTGGCGTTTGCGTAGCCTGTAGTATATTCAGAGCACCTCCAATTATAGTCGTTATTCGAGCCGTAGCCTATGGCAGATACGGTAGCTCCCGCAGGGACACCGAGATCGGCAAGTGTGCCCGTCCATTCCCAAGTCGAAGCTGCGGGGTTCTTGTTCTTCCCGTAAACCCTCGCTGACAGACACCCAGTATCGGGACTACCATCAGACGTACTGCGTGACATAGTGACATCAGCCGACCCTGCCGTTCCAACCCAATTCTCAAGGCTGCTATTAAATGTGAAGGTTTTTGTCGTTGTTGCCATCGCTGCCGTCCAATGAATAATAAGGGTTAACTCCTACGCTGAAGATAAACCATAAAACGTGTATATCAATGTATGGAGAGTACGGTATCCTATTCTTACCAGTGAGCCGTCTCTTGAAGTCGATATGCACTCCAAAAGACAGCCACCCGTCAAAGCACGTCTGTACAGCCCACCACTTACCGTGATAAACCCTCCATACAGACATCTTAATCCTCCGTCACGGTCAGTGCCCCGATAGCGAACTCAGGGATACTGCCTACATCTATCGAGCGACTTGCCGAGAGATCAGCCCAGTTGATCATGTCACCACCAGAAGCTGCCGTCATAATTGCAAAGGCTACTGCTGTCTGTGCTCCTCCCGTACATTCACCGAAGGTTACTTTGGCTGCGTTCGAGGCTTGGTTGCCTGAGACAGTGAAGCCACTCGCAGACCTCACCACCGCCACCCTTGCGTAACCAGTGTAGTTACACTCTGTCCCGCCACCCGTCTCTGACGGTGCTACCGAGTACAGAGCTATATAAAAATTCCCTGCTACCGAAGAAGGTAGAAGACCTCCTGCGTTACCGATGTTGGCTATCGCAGCATTCTGATAGATATGCTGAAGAAGAGCCGTTTCAAATGCATTTGTTTTACTTCCTGCCATTGTTGTAAAGTTTTGATGTTGTTATATTTCAGTCTTAAAAGTACGTATTATCAGCAGTAAAAAGATCAAACCAAAACTACCCGACCATGTTAAGGTTACATCGGCTGCCTCCATACCAGTCCCTCGTATAAAATAGTCAATTACGACCTCTTTCAGCACCCCTGCAACAAGCCCCGAAAACCCTGCTATGATGACCGTCTTATCAGACAGCATCCATAACGGCTTGACCCTCGTCAACCACACTATGACCAGTGCGATCAGAAAGCCTCCCATGAAATGATATATCAAGTCCATAACGTTAGTCATTTGGTTCTCTGTCGTAAAAATTAGGTTTACCCATCTTCTTCATCACGATACCTCCTACGATGTCACACGTCTCCGACACATTCAGCCCCCTGCTGTACAGTGGATACAACGTGTAATTGTCTTCGAGATACCTATTCAGCATCCGTTGCTTCTCCTCTGCGATGATCAGTGCTTGATTTCTTACCAACGCAAACGCCTCGTCTGACAACGGGGTCGAGTTGTTGATGTTCAGTTGGTTCGTGCCCAAATCAGAAACCTCGTACCTCAGTTCGGGCAGGAGAAGGTATTTTGCAAACCAGTAGATAACGGGCTTAACATAATTTAACAATGCGGAATACGTTGTAGGTGAGGCAATTACAGCGTTGTACAAATCCTTTCCGAGTACAGGGAAGATGTATTTGCTCTCTATCACTTCAAGATAGTCCGTAGGTATCCTGCTCTCCGACACCTGTCGTGTGAACACGGCATTGATGATCTCATTCTTTGTTACTAAGGCCATATCCTGTAGGTATTATCATCTGTTGCTGTACGGGGTCATTCTCGTTGTAGTCAAGACCCCTCTTCATTCTCACCTCCCAGATAAACAGGTAGCTGTCGTCATCAATCGGTGGCGTGTTGACGAACCTCACATCCAACTCCATGTTCATCTGCTCCTTGTAAACTTTATTCAGCATCCCGATAAAGACCGCCTGTTCGTCCTTGATCTCAGCCTTCAAAGCAACTGAATATTCGTTCAGTATCCTGTGCGTGTCAAAGCCAGTGTTGTCAGGCAGAGAGCATAACGACCTGTACCAGTTATGTGCTATGAGTATGTCAGTCGTAGATTGCTCATGCAGCTTCTCCCAAGACCCTTCTGTCGCCTGTTTTGCTTCGATGTATTGTGTGGTTTCTGACTTCTCTCCATCCTGTGCCCTGCTCTTTGTCAAGATCATCAACTTGGCTTGGTTGCCTTCGCCTACATGCTCTTTTTCAATGTAGTCTATCACCGTCTGCCCTTCTGCCTTATCCTTGACAGGGACGACAAGAAACCCTGACGGCTGAAATGCGTTCTTTAACCGTGCCAAATTCCATTTGTTAGTCTTCAGGTCTATCAGTACACTGTCCTTACCCGCTAACCATTGCGGCACTCCGTAGTAATAAAACTCAGGCTCATAATCCTTGATGTGGATGACCGACCTGTAAACAGAGATGCCGAAATCATTCTTCATTGCCTCGAAACGAGGATACAACGGCAGTCGTAACATCTCTACATCAGTCCTCCCTGAGTAATACAACCAATCGGGATGGATCAGTACCTCATCACTGTCCTTTGACAGACGGCACTTCGTATAATCCAAGTGGTTAAACCATAAGAACGAGCGTGGCTTGTCAGTGATTATTTCAATCCAAGAATTGCCACCAGAGAAGCGGTCAAAATAAAACTTGTCTGCTACATCTTCGATGCTCTCCCCCTCGAAATTAACCTTCTTGAACAACTCAAGGAGCTTCTCGTCATCAGACGTGATACCTCCCCCGATGATGTACTTACGTTTGCCGTTAATAATACCCCTGTGAATAGGGGAGCTTCTCGCAAACAAAGCACATGCTTGGGGAAACATGTTGTCCGAGCCAAATGGCACATACGGTGCTAACTTGAAGTCAATGACCGTCTTCAACGGCTTAACCTCATAGTCGGGCACATAATTCACTACTGTTCCTATCTTCGCCATATTAAAAAAGGGGAGGGATCGCCTCCCCTTCATTTCGGGTTAATCATCTGAAGGTTTGCCCTTTTCGGGCTTGGCCTTCTCAAAATACTCTGGGAAGACCTCTTTCACGGCTTCCAACTGTAGCTTGTCAGCATCACAAAGTTTGCAGCTAATCGTCCTTCCGTCCTTAACAATAGCTACTGCACAATCGAGATACTGCTTCTTGACTATCAAGTCCATTTGACAATCGTTGAAGTTCCACCAATTATCGCTGCCGTAAGAGTGGTATCAAACGGCAGTGCCCTGCCTCCACACTCATTACCGAGCTTCACCTTCGCAGTCTGACCTGCCTCGTCTGATGGGCTTGTCCCTGTGTCGCTGTCTTCCTCGATCTTCCTCAGTGGACGGTTCAGAAGGTCTGTCTCGTTGTAGCCGACCAACCAGCACTTGCCGTTGCCGTCTATGATGATCGCAAACAGACCGCAAGGAGACCCATCTGACAGTGCCTTTAAAAACGTGTTCGTAGCTGCTGACGGAGGGACAACATTAAAGTCAATCACATTCTCGAACTTCGAGTTATTCAGTCCAACCTGACTTTCCTTTTGGTTCCAGTGTACGCTGTCGAGTTCAGCATCAACACGCACGAACGGGGTAGTACCTGTCACGGCACTGATCTCCCCCGCTGCTACTGTTACGCCTGTGATACTCGCCTTCTCAGCTACGAACACCTTCGGTGCTCCTGAGACGTTTTTCGCACAAACTCTTGCAAATATTCCTAATGCCATTTCAGTACATTTTAGAGGTTAAGGGGGCAGTCCGAAGACCACCCCCGTATAATCAGTACGCTACTGCCATGAGCTTGTTGTGAACATATTCGGGGCCCATGATGAGCTTGGCTCTCCATCTGTTCATCTCAAGGTCTTTGTTGAACCAGAAGTCATAGCTGTTGAACTCATTCACCCCGTCAATGCCGAGAACAAGGTTCTCCATTGCTGAGTAAATGATCCTGTGCGGGTATGCCCAGAGTTCTCCTGCGGCATGTGGGAAGTCAGCGTCAAGGTGATAATCCCACCCGATGTTTATGATGGGAATGCCTCTGAAGGACAACATCTCGATACCATCCATGAGGTTACTGTACCCTGCGGTAGTCCATCCCGTGCTCTCAAGGTATGCTATAAGGTTCTCGTAAACGAGGTCTCCTACATAGAACGCCTTTTGGTTCTTCGGTATCTGCTTGAGCTCCTTCGGTGCTCCGACCCACAGCGAGGTAAGAATGCTGTGTGCTTCACCTGCTGCCAGTGCTGAGGGAGGCGTGTTGGCGGTGGTCTGTGCAATGGTACAGGCAACAGTACCCGATACGCCTGTCCATGTGATCGTCTGCATGGGCTGACCTGCGTAGTTGGCGGGGACAATCAGCGTTGACGTGCCAGAGAGGGTGTAACCCCTTGCCAAAAGTGCAGTGGCGTACAGTGCCTTGAAGTCAGTGAATGACTGAGTGGCACTTGCGTTGTAGGTCAACAGGTAATCAACACCGTCGATGTTGAGATTACCTGTACCCGAAGCCGCAACAGACATCGTGACAGTCTGCACCTGTGCGACAGCACCATCGTCAATAGCCACCCTCTTTATCTGCCAGTCGGTAGGGGTGGTAGATGCATTGGCGATGAGCTTGTGCCACATACCTTCGTAGGCGTTGTAGTTGGCATCAGCGACACCGTTGTAAACACCACTTGTAATGCCAGTTTTGTTTACATCCGACAGCCAGAACTGACGGAAGATGTCTGATGCAAGACCCGTCATAAACAACTCCGTGAGGATGTTGTTCAGCATCGTGGCCTTTTCTCCTACGGAGAGGTCATTCCAGTTACCCTTCTTGAGCAACTGTGCGAATACGGTGTTGTAGAATACAGTGGCATCGCTCTCGGCTTCTGCCTTCATCCTGTAAACGTTGAGGGTTCTCTGTGAATACACAGAGCCTGTAGAGCCATTGAAGCCTACTGCTGCTGCCTTGAGCATCTTTGCTACAGGGCTGAAGTAGTTCAGTAGCTGTTTGTCCTGTACGTTGGGCATAACCCGTATCCCCTGAGTGTCAAGGGGCGACTTGCCAACAAACATCGGGCGTATGAGATAATCAAAGGTCTCCTTACCTGCCCAACTTACTGAGGTTGTAATGAAATTTGCCATTTCTTAATTGCGTTTCGTTATTTACTTTTTGGGGTTTCGAGAGGCGTACCATACATCAGATTGCTGTCGAATGCCTTGATCTCATCCTCAAACGGGATATGCACCTTCTCGATGTCATCATCTTCACCACCGACCCTGCCTTTGACCTTCGTTGAGGCGGCTACTTTCTGTACGAGAAGGCTTTTAGCATCAGCAAGTTCCTTGCCCATTGCCTCAATCTTCTCATCTCTCGCAGCTATCAGAGCCTCCAAATCAGTGATCTTTGCAGTCAGTTCAGCCACATCAACAGGGGCTACCGTGTCCTCGACAACGGCTTCTGCAACTTCTACAGGCTCTCCAGTAACAGCGACAGGCTCTTCAGTAACCTCTGCTACTGCTTCAACCATCTCCTCTACTGTCTCTTCAACTGTGCCTTCAACTTCGTCAGTGACTTCGCTGATTGCTTCTTCCTGCTCATCCTGTCTGCCTTTTAGCAGGTCGGCAGCCCTCTCGAAAAACGTTTTCTTCATCTCTTCCGTTATTGGTGGCAGGTTGTACTTCGTCAATACAGATGCGTCAACCAGTGCAGCAGCACGGCTTGGCTCAATGATCTCATCAATAAGCCCGACTTCAAGTGCCTCCTCTGCATCAATCCATTTACCCTGCCCGTTGTTTTCGTCCATTAACTCCTTGATCTTATCCTCGTTACCACCACGCTTGATGTACAGGGCGAATATTCGCTCGTCAACCTTCTCAAGTTCGTCAACTGCCGCCTTCATTTCGTTAACATTGCCAAATGCAACATTACTCGCACGGTGAATGAGATATAAGCCATTGGACGACATCTTCCGCTTGTCACC